CTCCAATCTAATCTCTGTCCGCAATTCTGGCAATAAAGAGGTTCATTTTCTTTTTCGCAAATATATTCACTTTTGCACGTAGGGCATTTAAAGTTAATGTCACCAAGTATGTAGTCCATTATATTCGGCTTCTTTGCCGTATCTCGTTCTTTCAGCTCATGCATCTCACACATCAACTTCTCGCACTGGCTGTTTGCAAAATCATTCACCTTGTTATACTGGTTCAAAATATCGCACACAAACCGTCCCATCTTGCATTCTGCGCATTTATCTTCCAGTACTTCACCACTTAAATGATCTGGATGCCTGCACAGGTCGTCGCATATATGCTCCATCATTTCTGTAGTGATCCCATCCATCCATGTTTCTTCTGTTTTTGCGCTTTTCTTCTTCATTTCTTGTCTTCCTTTCCTCGCAACTTCTTGCAAAGCTCTCCCCACTCAATCGCTTTGCTCCGCGTCCATCTTTTTGCTGATTTCCTCTTTCGAATCCCGTTTTCATCCATGTACCGGATAAGATCATCTCTCGTAAATTCCACTTTCTGAATGTCATGCAAGACTTTATGGATATGCTCATCCGTGCATCCGAGTTTCGCCATTTCTTCGATCTGGAACCGGTACGGATCCAGAAAGTGCGCCGGTCTACTCATTTTCTGCCCTTTCGATTGTACGAACCGGAATTCCATTTACTTCCAAGCTGTCATCTACCGCTATTACTAAGCATTTCCTTCCATTCACAACCATTGTATTTACAAGATCTGTCCGCCCTGGATTCACTTTAATCACAATATCTGGTGTTTCAATCTGGAATTTTTTCGTCTCTGTAATGTTCTCTGCAAGCAGAGATGTCTTTTCTCCTGCAGTCTCTTCATAATTCTGATCAAAACTCTCCATTTTTTTCGAAGGGATGCCGCTCTTTTCAAATACCTTGCGTACATCGGTCTTATCCAGCTGCAGTGGTTCCGGTTCTTCTTTATGTTCCTCGATCATATCATTCAAAGTATCATGGATATTGCGGATCGTCTCATAATCTCCGTCTTCTCCCAAAGTATCCTCAATCAGCATCTGAAATGTCTCTTTTTGCGTATTCGCCGACATCGGCATCCTTGCTCCCAGCAGCTGTTCGATTAGCTCCTGCTGTAAATCCTCTGACTTCTTTGTATAATAGAGAACCCCGTGGATATCTGTGCTCCTGTCATTAAATGCAGGGAACAAGAATCCTTTGTCAGGCATACCTACTACCCAGTCCCGGATACGGTCCTGAATGCAATTACTCTCTGCATGGTAACTCAATCCAGCCTTTGACAAAGAAACCGGGCAGATGCTGCATAGCAGATATTCATACACTTCTTCTGACGCATCGTACATCTCCGTTCCATCAGAAGATTTTCCCGGTATATCATACATTGCATGGATGAGGACGATGTAATAATTTTCGCTGTAGTCATAAGATTCGATTATCCTATCGTAGAACTCTTCCAGAAGCTGGTCATCTTCCAACTTGCTTTTTCTGAGCTTCATCAAGAATTCCTGTATTCCTCCCGGCATCTCCTGTTTTGTCGGAAATTCCAGATTTAACAAATTCTTACCGACACTTCCGGACAATGTTTTTCTGAAGATGTCAAAATACTTGAATGCGTCTTCTTCCGGCAAGGACAGGAATGCGCTTTTCGACTCCATCTTTTTGATTTTCTCATGATCTACATAGCATCCCGCAATTCTTGTGATTGCACAATTTGTTGGCGTAAACTGTTTGCGGATTTCCAATACTTCTTTTTTATTCATTTTCAACCTCTCTTTCCAGCCACTCTTTTTGGCTCTTGTACAAATTCAGGTATTTATCACGGTTTTCTTCGTACAGATCGTCTTCCAAATCCTCATCTATTCTTGTAAGTATCATCTTCACTGCGGAGATTTCTGGCGTATCCGTTTCTCCCGTTATGTTGTTCAAATGATCATTATTCGTCATTTTCCTCTCACCCTTTTCTTCCTCTTCCGCTTTGTACTGCCGTACATATATGCTGCCATGTTGCCCGGTTTAAATCCGGATGACTGCTTCATTCTGCCGCTAAAGCTATATTTCCCTCTATCCATGGTTCTCCCCCTTCAAACTCCACCATGCTTTCACATTCTTTCCGTACCCTGCAGTCTGGATTCTTACTCCAAGTTCCGCTTTTGCTTTCATAATGTCCGACCTTTTAATTCCTGCAGCTTCTGACTCCATGAGCAACTTCGCCCCGTCATAGCGTCCGCCTTCCATCTTGTCTTTTAGCCACTCTAATGCTTTGTCGTAGTCGGTCTTTGACATCGTGTTGACCTTGTCTTTGATCTTTTCCAGTTGGACGGTATTGGTGTTCAGCTTGTTCCAGATTTTCTCAAAATTCTCTTGCATGATTCTGCGATTCTCTAAAATCTCATCCCGGATGACTGTAAGCGCCTGTGCTGCGGTCATCCCTTTCTTTTCTGGCTCTTTCACCAGACTTCCCGGTTCAAGTCCGAGAAGTAAACACATGGTTCTTTCAAAATCTTCTGTCTGTTCCGGGTTCTTTGCCATATTGTAGACAAAAGACTTGCTTCTCCCGAGTTCTGCCGAGAATTTTTCTTTCGTCTTGCCCTGCTTTTCCAGTTCCTTGCAGAGCAGAGCGTAATTTATCGTTACTTTCTTCGGTTCCATAATTCCTCCTAACTAAAGCTTGCTTCTGGCTCTTCCTCTGGACATATTTCTCCATCTGCTTCCATTTCGTTTATGATGATTTTCGTTCCCGCTCTTTGTAATCTCAGCAACAGCATGTCGAATTCCCCAAGGTATCTCAACGACTTAATGTCTACACATCCCAAACTGTCAAGTGTATACTCTTTCTCAAAATCCCATTTTGATACTGGTATTTCCATATTCAACTCTTCATCGTGTTCGTTTTCGAAAATGATTACCGCCCTATGCATGGAGCTCCAAGTAGATCTTTCACACTCTTCTATTCGCATCTCGCAACTGACCGATTCGTAGCATGGTCCATCGTCAAACTCCACTTCCAGACCAGTTGTACTGATCTTCTTTTCGCACATTGCAATCCATGCATCAAACAGATCAGTGACTTTCATTTCTTTTTCTTCCTGCTTGATTGATAATTCCTTAAAATTTTCCAGAATCTTTTTATTCTCGATACAAGCATCGGAATTTACGATTTCTGTAAGCACCGTATCCAACTTTGGAAGGTATTCCGAAAAATCATACTTCTCTATGTACGGCACCATAACTTCGTCTATTTTTTTCTTCAGTGCACTTTCTGCTTTTCCCCATCTAAACGCTTTCTCTATTGCCGATTCTATTGATTCCTTGAATTTATTTCTGAGTATTTCCTTTACTTCTTCCTCAGAGAGACACTCCTGTGCCATTTTTAATAATTCCTCTTTCATTTTCTTCCTCCTTAATTCGAGTTCAGTAGTTGTTCTTCCAGAGAGTCCATGTCGTATCCTCTGCGTTCGAAGTTGTTTAAGTTTCTGCTTACTGGCGGTTTTGCTGGCATTTTTTCCGTCTGCTCTTGGTTAAGATAAACATCGAAATTACTGCCGAACAGGGTTTTTGGTCTTAGATATATCCTCATATCATTAACTCCGCGCTGTAATTCCTCTTTTGTAGGTTTTCTGCCCCACTCATGGTATTTTTTATCGATCACTGTCTTAAAGTCATCCAGAGTGTATCCTTCATTAAATCTGGCTTTTATTTCCTTCTGGTTACTCTTAACATCCCACCTTAGTTTCTTGCCTGTCTTTTCATTCAGGTAAGTTATGATCTCTTTGTACGGGACACATATATTATTATCTTTATCTTTATCTTCTTCTTTATCTATATCTGTAGCGTGACTTCCCAAATTTGTCACACTTACGTCACGTGACATTTCTGTGACACACTCAATTTTTTGTTTTTCCCTCTGTTTTTGCTTCCTGATCCGGTTCTGCTCCCTTATTTTTTCAAGTGCTTCTGCGTTCTGGTGTTCTTCCCATCCTGGGATTGAGAAAAATCCATTGTCCATCACGATCATTTCAAGCTGCTCCAGTGATTGCAAAGCTAATTTCACGGTATTCTCTTCAAAATCCAACTCGTCTGCCAGCATTTTAGGCGTGTACGGGATGTTTTGCGTTAAAAATACCATGCCGTTACTATTACACCGGCCAGCCATCGTGAGTAGCATTACCCAGATCAGGACAATATTGTTCCCGTCCGGTAATTTCCGCAGATGCTTGATTTTGCGATTATCAAACATGTCTGTTGTAATCTTGATCCACTTTACCTCTGCCATCACTCATCCTCCGCAATATAGACCACCACGCAAGGCGTGTCCGAGTACACTTTTTCAATTTCCAGACTGGTCACCTGCTTATCATCGGTGTATGCGACTCCGTTCAGTCCATCCAGAATGATTTTTGCGATATTATCCAAGTCCGGCTTCTTATTCGGCTTTATTTCGCCTTTTAAGGCTTTTTCCTTATTCTTCTTAGACCAGCTCTCTGGAATCGGAAATTTCGCTAAAATACGAACTCTCAGAGGTATCTCTGTATAAAGAACGCCTGCGCTTTGTTTATAAATCCTCGCAACTTCCTTTTCATATTTCTTGGTTGCGGGTGGTGTGTATGTAATGACCTTAAATCCGGCTCCGCGGAATCTTGGTCTTGCTTTTCCGACCGGTTTTCCCGGAATTGTAATTATCATTCGTTCTCCTTTCTGCTCCCGGAGTTACCGGGAGACAATGAATCTGGCTTACTTAAGGTATTTGTGACGTACTACACAGCAGCCATGAACGGGTTACAATTTATAGCGAAAGGTTACCCTTTGCTAACATAGTGAAATTCTTGCCGGAACTGTTCTTCTGTTCCGTAGTGCTGCAAATAATACTCCTTGCAGCGTTTTCTTAAGTATCGGTCAACTTTCGATGCATTCTCCCCTGCCCTTGTTCCGTTTGGATGCAGATCCGGTCTCAATGGAGCTATGAATCCGTAATCTTCCGAAAGTTCAATTTCTTTCGATGTGTGACTAAAAACATGATGCCTCTCCACTCCGTAAACTCCGGTGTACATGCAGTGATCCATATCTTCTGTAAATATGCTCCACAGCTTCTTTGGTCTGCCGGATGCTCTTTGATGACCTTTTTTCTTTTTCTTTCGCCTTGGCTTAGGAAATGTCATGTCACTGTAATCAATACTCACAGTTCAATCCCCCATTTCTGTCTAAGCTCTTCTTTTTCATCCGGAGTCAAAAGGTCTGCATCTGGTATTCCAACCTCTCTGCAATCTTCCAGCACGCCTTTGATGAGTCTGCTCATTTCCTTGGTGTTATACTTGCTTGACCCTTTGTAGCATTGCAGAGTGTGTAATGTTTCAGCCCTACCTTTTAGGTCTTTTACTTCCTGTGCTCCACGATCTATCACAATTCGGAACACTGACTGTGCCAGATAGATATCTTTTTCCCTGAGCGGTATGTACTCAAAAGCACCGTGGGATTTTAATTCATTTAGGTACGCTTGCCACCTGGTGATGTCCAACTTTTCCGCTAATTTATCGAGTAACACCCACAAATAAGAGTTCGCGTCAAGGCTTCTCTTCGCTCTGTACGGCTTTATTTCAAGCGTTAATTTCTCATAATCTTTCAGTTCATCGTAGGCTTGTCGGAAGTCCTCTACGGATTCGAATAGGATGGTGTGGCAATCTATCAAACGACCTTTTAATCTTCCTGTAAACCTCATTATTCTTCTCCCATATTTCTCATAAGCTTTTTAAATTGCTCCACTGTCAGTTCTCGCAAACCCGACACCTTATAATGCCGACACACATTCGCTATTGTCTGCTTATGCTTCGGAATGCAAATTTCCAGTGTTTTTACCTGTGATTCGGTCACATAGTTTTCGAGAGGTTCTTCTTGATTGGCAGGATTATAATTTCCGACATTTCTACCAAGCGAAAATACTACTTTTCCGGTTTTCTCATTTTCGATTTTCAGTGCATCTATGTTTCTTTCTTTGTCATAACCAACATAACTTACTCGGAAACGATCATAACAAGTGCTTCCATTACCATTCTGTTTCGCGGAAATTTCGCATTTATCGGATGGGATCCAAATAAACGGAGCGGTATATAACTCTCTTCCGATTCCCCAATTAAAGCAAGCTCTCTTAAAGCTGTCGGATGCAAGGCCTTTCTGTTTTTCAGTAAAGCTTTCCGTTCCTGTATCTTCTTTGGAAACCCAGATACCTTTATCATCATCCCATATACTCACGGTGCAGTTTGCGTTGTCTCTGCTATGTTCTCTTTTCCAATTTAACTTTCCAACAGTTTCATCCAAGATATTCATATCGCACCTTGCATCTTTGTATAGTAATAGTGATATCCCATTACTCTTCACCGTTGCGATACGACATTCAATCTCGTTCGCTTTTAATGTTCTGAACTCCATATTTCTCACCTACCGAATCTGAATATTATTGTTCTGTACCAATACAACTCCAGATAACTCAACACCATCTTTCAGTGCCTTTTTCACCTTTGTTTTATCAACCTCAGGATCAGCAAATTTCAAGTATTCCTTGTCCAGTTTTGAAACATCTTGCACCTCTACACTCTCTGATTTTCGATAAGAGATGCTGACTCTTGCTGTTTTGAATTTCTCGCCACACAGGTAGCCAGACAGGTATTCTTTTAGATTTCTTGCCTTGTTTTCACATGATTTCTGGCGGTCAGCCAGTTTATTTTTCTCTGCCTTGATTGCTTCTGCATCAGATAAGAGGTTTTTGATCCAGAGAGCAATTCCCTCTACCTTTTTGTCAAAATCCATCTGCAACTGTGCCAGCTTTTCCGGGTCGATAATCTCGCCTGTTTCCTGATCTACACAATCTAAAATCTCTTCGTCAATCTCGTATAATGTTGCCATTTGTTATTTCCTCCATAAAATTGCAATAATTCTGATAGTGCCTTTTGCGCACCCTAAAATATCTGTCTTTTTCAGCCGCTTCTTGATCTGTTATTTCTTCCAGTTCTTCTGTATATCCGTACATATTATTTGCCCACCTTATCTACTGCTTTTTCTAGTAATACTTTTACCAAAACGATTGCGTCATCTAGTTGCTTATCTGTTGTAATCCAGTCAAACAAATCGTAATCTCTATTCGCAACAAATCCGTTTTCTTGCGCGCAGAGAAGTATTCTGCCACCGTAGTTCAAAAATTCAATGCTTACATAAGGGTACCCATCCTTACCTTTTCCACGCTCTTGAATCTCAAGAATTAAGTCTAAAAGCTCATGTATTTTCTTTCTATCCATTGCTTATCCTCCTAAAATCTGTTAATATAGAATCGTATTTTTTCCTGAGTACCTACGGCTCCCCAGCCTTTTTGTAGGTGCTCATTTTTAATACCCAACCACCAACCACCATCCGATCATCGCCAGCACGAACCCGATCACAGCTGCTGCAACCTTGTGCCAGTAAGGCTTGTCCTGTACTTCCGGCAGCTCTACGGAGACTGACCGGATATCCCAGCTATTTAATGCGTTGGGGTGTTGAGTAGTCTGGCAGTGGTAAGTTCCTTTCACTTTCACGGCTTGTCCTCCTTTCGCAACAATTAC